AAGAACACGGATACGCCCCCTCATTCGAGGAGATGGCCGACGCCCTGAATGTTGCCAGCAAGTCCAATATCCATCGCCTGCTCGATGCCCTTGAGGAGCGCGGCTTCATCCGCCGCCTCCGCCACAGGTCGCGCGCAATCGAGGTGCTGCGGATGCCCAAATCACCAAAGGGGAAGACCTGATGGCAGGCAGCGTGAACAAGGTACTCCTCATCGGAAATTTGGGGCGCGACCCGGAGGTCCGGAGCTTCTCCAACGGCGGCAAGGTCTGCAACCTTCGTATTGCCACGTCCGAGACTTGGAAAGACCGCAGCACTGGCGAGCGCAAAGAGCGGGTCGAGTGGCACTCGATTGCGATCCACGCCGAAGGGCTGGTTGGGATCGCCGAGAGGTATCTCCGGAAGGGCTCAAAGATCTATGTCGAGGGCCAGCTGGAGACCCGCAAGTGGCAGGACCAGTCCGGGCAGGACCGATACACGACCGAGGTCGTCCTGCGGCCCTACAACGGCACGCTGACGCTGCTGGACGGGCGCAGGGATGGCGACGGGGGCAGCTCGGGCGGCGACTATGGCGGCGGCTCTGGTGGTGGCTCGGGCTACGGTTCGGGTGGTCGACCCAGCAGCGACATCGACAACGAAATTCCGTTTGCTCCGGAGTGGCGGATATGAGCGGTGCACTCGCTTACATCGACGTGGAGATGGTCGCGCTCACGGAGCGCGCAGTGCTGGTTCACACCGGCGACAGCGACGCAGCCGTCTGGCTGCCCCTCGCCCTGGTCGAGGTGAGTGCGACCAACAACCCTGGTGTCAAAACGGTCGCGTTGCCGGAGTGGCTTGCGACAAAAGTGGGGTTGGTGTGATGGCTTATGCATTTTTTGTGCACCGGTTTGACCATATGCTGGTCCCATCCTCAAAAGCGGGTCAGCTGGCGATCGAGAAGCTCAAGTTTGGCGCGCTCTACAAGATCGAACCCACGCGGCCGCGCAACGGCAAGCAGCACCGCCTGTTCTGGGCCTTTTTGACCTACGTGGCAAAGGCCCTGAACGATGGACCGACCAGCGCCGAATGGACCGCGGAGAACATCAAGGACGACCTGCTGGTGGCAACCGGACGCACCCGGAACCGCAATATGACGCGGTCGGAGCGAGCACGACACAACATTCCAGAGGGCGCGATCGCGATCGTCGCGCGACCGGTGTCGATCAGCTTCGCCTCGATGGACGGGGATGAATTCTCCGCCTTCATGGACGACGCGATGACCTACGTCCGTGACCACCTCGTCCCGTGGATAGAGGCCAGCGACCACTGGCCGGAGATCGAGAAGATTTTGGTCGCCAGCCACATGCTGCGCGGCAAAGAAGATGCCGTCACGTGGCCAGCCTAATCACGCTTCAAGGAGAGAAAACATGAACAGAAGCCTGCGTCGCGATGCCCCTGATTTGTGGAATGACATCGTAAGTTGGTGCCGTGAAATCGGTATTGATTGGCACGAGGATGAAATTGCCAATGTCATCGGAAAAATCAACGCGCGCGCACCGGATGATCTGCCCGACACAATCGGCCACGTGCTGGAATGGTGCAATACCGCAGAGCGCTCGGGCAACGAGGAATCTGTGGCAACCGTCTCGCTCTGGCGACAGCTGCCCAGCGACCTGATCACAATCACACTTTCCGAGGATGGTGGTCTGCAGCACCAGATCGCGCCACAGGCAGATAAGGAAATCCAGCAATGATCCCCAAAACAAATGCGCGACTTGAAAAGCGCCTTGAGCAGGACGCTGAAGACATCCTCGAGCGCGACCTCTACCGGCGACGTTGGCAAGCGAAAGACCGCGATGCCATCGCTGCGCGCTTGCAGAAAATCATTGTGAGAGAACATCAAAAAGCAGAGCCACGAGAAAAAACATGAACCATTGCAACCCCCATCATCCCGACCGCATGACGGCGCATGAACGCCGCACTGAGCTGAACGGTCTGCTCGCGACAGCTGTGGTGCGCCTGGCGCAGCGCGATCACCACGACACGTTCGCCGAAAGTAGAGATAGTTCGCTACACTTCCAGCCAGAACAGAGCGGTACTGCGGGTCCAACTCAGAGGAGATCCGCATGACAACACACGACCCCATCCTGGCGCGCCTGGCTGCGCTGAAGGCAATGTCGGTCAATGACCTGAAAGCAGAATGGCAGGTGCTCTTTGACGCGCCCGCCCCCAACAACAGCCGCGGCTTTCTGGAAGGCCGCTTAGCTTACCGCATTCAAGAGCTGACCTACGGGGGCCCTGACAAGCAGACGCGCCGCCTGCTGGACCTTCTGGCCGACGAGGTCGAGGGGACGCTGACGCGCAAGGCCCAGATTGCGGATCCCCGCAATCCTGTGGTCGGCACAAAGCTGATCCGCGAATGGGACGGCGTTGCCCATACCGTCACGGTCTTGACGGAAGGCTTCGAATGGGACGGCCGCCGCTACAAGTCACTTTCAGCGGTGGCGCGCGCCATCACCGGCACTCAATGGAACGGATACCGCTTCTTTGGGCTCCGTGAGCGAAAGCGCGGTGAGGCATGATTGATGCGCCCCCAAAACCGATCCGTCGCCTGCGCTGCGCAATTTATACTCGCAAATCCAGCGAGGAAGGGCTCGAGCAGGAGTTCAACTCGCTCCATGCGCAGCGGGAAGCCTGCGAGGCCTATATCGCCAGTCAGAAGTCGGAAGGCTGGGCGCTGGTGCGTGACCAGTATGATGATGGCGGGATATCTGGCGGCACGTTGGAACGCCCAGGCCTGAAGCAGCTGCTGGCCGATATTGAGGACGGCCTGGTCGACGTGGTTGTCGTTTACAAGATCGACCGGTTGTCGCGCTCTCTGATGGACTTTTCCAAGCTGGTGGAGGTCTTTGACCGAAACGGCGTTACCTTCGTGTCGGTCACGCAATCGTTCAACACAACCACCTCCATGGGGCGGCTGACCCTGAACATCCTGCTTAGCTTCGCCCAATTCGAGCGCGAAGTGACAGCCGAGCGCATTCGCGACAAGGTGAAGGCGTCGCGCATGAAGGGCATCTGGATGGGCGGCCCAGTCCCCATCGGATATGACGTGAAGGATCGCAAATTGCTGGTGAACGAGGACGAAGCTGCTCGCGTCCAAATGGTTTTTAAGCGCTTTGTCGAAATCGGTTCAGCAACCAGCCTGGCCAAAGACTTGAGAAAGGAAGGCTTTCGAAACAAGCGCGGCACCCTCATCGACAAAGGCTACCTGTACCGGATGCTCAATAACCGCGTCTACCGCGGCCTGGCTGTCCACAAGGGCAAAGCCTATCCCGGCGAGCATACCGCAATTATCGATGAGCGGCTTTGGGATCAGGTGCATGACATCTTCGGCGAAAGCCCACGCAAGCGGGCGAACAACACCCGTACGCAGACACCTGCACTGTTGAAGGGCCTAATCTTCACGGCCACAGGTGCGGCGATGACGCCGTCAAGTACGAAAAAGGGCACGCGCCGGTATCGGTATTACGTATCGATGGATCTTCTGAAGAACCGAGAGATGCCCGAGGATGGCATACCCAGGCGCTTGCCAGCGGATACAGCCGAGGGTGCTGTCATTACCGAGATCCGCCGCGTTCTACGCACGCCGGAAACCACGGCACAGGTTATTGCCAAATTGGACAGGGATAACATTCCCGAGGCTGACGCAATCGCCGCCTTGCAGCAGTTTCCACAGCTTTGGGACCAGCTCTTTCCGGCAGAGCAAACCCGTATCATTCAGCTGCTAGTCAGGCGTGTAACTGTGACCGCCGAAGGGCTCATTATCGACCTGCGCACCGATGGCATCGCAGGTGTCATGCGTGAAATGATGGCCCCGCGCACACTCGAGGCCGCGGAATAATGCCCGCGCCCGATACGATCCAGATCTTCGTGCCGCTCAAGGTGCGTAAGAAAAACGGGCGGCCCAAGATCCTGCCGCCCGACGATTACCTGCCCAGCGAGGATCAAACCCAAGACCCGCATATCCTGCGTGCCATAGGCCGCGCGTGGGCCTGGCGGCGGCGCATGGAGGCTGGCGAGTTCGGCACGGTCCGCGATCTCGCAATCGCCGTAAAGCTCGCAGAGCGCCATGTCAGCAGGCAGTTGCGGTTGGCATACTTGGCGCCTGAGGTCCTTAAGCGGCTGGTTTACAAGCGTGACGCCGTCGCCGTAACCGAAATCAACCTCAGCAATTGTGCGGCACTGCCATGGGCCGAGCAGGCAAAGAGGGTCTTTGATGAGGCCGAACGGGGTGGCGTCTGAAGAGCACTCACGGCCAAGAGCTGACCTTCGTGGACGGCGCAGCGAACGGCGGCTGAGAGCCCATTTTCACCGATGCTGCATTGGGCACAGATGTCCCTTATAGACGGGAAGCAGACGTTCTTTGTAAATGGCTCAATTCGCATTAGCTATGCATCCGCTCCCATGATAGAACGTTAGCAGAACAAAGGGGGCTTGGATGGACCATCAGGCGTATTTAACCTGGCTCAATGAGATTGATGATCTCTCACCAGAGCAGAGGCTTGAAACCGGACGCCTTCTGGCCGGGCAGCCATCTCTGGAAGCCGTGATTGATTTGCTCCAGGCGCGCGTCCGAACGATGCGCGCTTGTCCGCATTGTACAGCGGGCGGGATGGTGATCCGTGGTCGCGCCAATGGTCTGAGCCGGTACTATTGCAAGAGCTGCGGCAAAACATCCAACGCGCTCACGGGAACACCGCTTGCCCGCCTGCGGCACAAGGACCGCTGGGCAGAATTTGCCGCCTCTTTGAGTGATGGCGATACGGTGAAGGTCTCGGCGGAGCGCTGTGCGGTGGCCGGTAGTACTGCTTTTCGTTGGCGTCACCGCTTCCTGCGCGCAGTGACCGCCGGTGCAATCAAGCTACGCGGCATCGTCGAAGCCGATGAGA